CAACATGGTTTGGTGAAAATGTTTTCTATGAATCAGATGATGAGAGCAATGACAAACAACAATTCCAAAAAGGATATGGTCAAGCTCGTGGATTTGGTATTGGCGAACCATACGCTGTGATTGCACCAAAGCCAGGGAGAATTATTCTTTATGATGGTAGAACACCACACACTACAAGACCAACAGCTATATGGGCTCAAGAAATGAGAAAAGCTGTTGTCTTTAGAATTAAAAAGGTAAAATGAATATTACCATAATTGATGATGTAGTTGATAAAGCCACTCAAGACGAAATAGAAAAAAGAGTTTTGAGTGGCGAAACACAATGGACTTTTGCCAGATCTATATTCTATGATAAGATTATGCATCCAGAAGTTGAACAACTACAGAAAAAAAGAATTATGTCTTTCACCAAACTGTTGGTTAGTTTGGAAGAACAAACAGTTGATCCAACTTTCAGTTTCTATAATCAGCCGTTAAAATCAGCCAAGAAAAATCACGGTATAGATATTAAAAGAGTTTTAAACTCTAGAATACAACTTCAACTTCCTCTTGCTATAAATCAAGAAAGAGAATATGGTATACCACATATCGATGCACACAGAGATTATCCATATAAAGTTGGTGTGTATTATGTGAATGACGTTGATGGTGATACCTATATTTTTAACCAAACAGAAAAAAACTCTACGCCAGAAGATATTAAAAATGGTAAAGTTGATGTGTATACTAAAATAAGTCCTAAAAAAGGTAGATTGGTTATATTCGATGGAGATGTTTATCACTCTGTAGGAAAGCCTAAAACCGATCTTAGATGTATTATTAACTACAATTTCACCATAGGCTAAATACAAATATGAGCCCTTCGTTATGTGTCTGATGAGTAAATTATCACACCCATAACGGAGAGAAAAATGAAAAAGATATTCGCAGCGCTATTTGCGCTGTTTGCATTTACATCAGTCTCATATGCAGACCAAGCACTTATTATCGACGCAGGTTATAGCACAGTAACACAGAACGTAAAAGGTCGCCTCGAAGCCGCTGGCCATACAGTTACTGTAACTTCCGACGTTTCATTAATTCCAACAAGCACTGGATCCTACCAACAAGTTTGGGACCTAAGATATTCTGCAGCTCTCACTTCTGGTGAGCAAACAAGCTATCAATCATTCATTACAGCTGGTGGTTTCGCTTACTTCGTAACTGAAAACCCAGGATGCTGTATGGCTCGTAACAATTCTGTTGCAGCTCTTGTTACTGCACTCGGTGGTGGTTCGACACAGATTGGTCCAGGTTGGGCTAATAATATCGAAACAAATATGAACACCACATACATGACAAATGGTATCACAGTTAACTATGCTGCTGTTGCTGCTATCGTAAACAGTCAAGGTATTCCACTTATTGGATCTGGTAACAGTGTTAGTGGTATGTCATGGATCGGTAGAGCTGGAGCTCTTGGTCAGGGTGTAACTGGTACAATCATTACAGTTGCTGATACTAATTGGCTTGATCAATCTCGTTTCGTTGTTGGTGGTACAACTGCTCAACAGCAGAACGTTCAAGCTCTTGACGACATCATTCGTGGTGTTGTTGCTGGTACTGTTGCTGGTACAATTAGTTCAAGCGGTAACGGCGCTGGTGCTACCAATGGTAATTCTGGTGGTGGTTCTCCTCCACCTCCAACTGTTGTTAGCTCTGCTGCTGGTACACCAATAACATCTTCTACAACAACTTATGGAAATGCTACTGTTACTAATGTAATCGCTGACACAAGAACAAACAGTGGTAAAAATATTGTTATTACTAGAACAACTACACCAATAACAACTACTCCATATACATTAACAACTACTACAACACCAACAACTGTTGATACTTACAGCGATGGTTCTACTGTTACTACAAACGGAACTCCAGTTGTAACAACTACTAATGGTGATATAATTACTGTTGGTCAATCTTCATCTCAATCAGATAGCGTTTCTGCTGTTGGTATGAAAGATCTTATTGCTTATAGAAACTTCAACCCATTCCTTGTTGATGCTTTATCAATTAAAGATGGTACATGGGCGACTCCTAATCTTGGTTATGCCAAGCTAGGTGGAAACATCAGAAGCACTGGCGCTTCTATGGGTTATCAGAAAACTGTTGATAACAACTCATTCGGTTTCGCTTTAAGATACGAAGAAGGCAGTGGCCATAATTATATCAATACAAAGTCTGATCAATCAGCATATGCTGGAACTGCTTATTTCCTAACTAGACAAGAACATGTTTGGGTTAAAACATCTATCGGTTGGATCAGCAGCAATTATAGCTCAACAACATCAATACCATCTTTCAATCTTAGCAACAGTAATAGTGCTAAACAGAATAACGTATATGGTGATGTGACAATCTATTCAGCTAAAGACTTTAAAGGGTTTAGACCTCTGTTTGGTGTAACTGTACAAAATGCTAATATAAGTTCTGTGAAAGAAAGTGGATCTTCTCTTCTTTCAACAGCTCCAGAAAAAGGTGCAATCAATGAAGCCAGACCATATGCTGGTGTTCGTTATGACTTTAATGATTGGCTAGGAGCAGAAACTAGAGTCACACATTCTCAAGACTTTAAAACTGTTTCACAAAACAAGTTGAGTGTTAAGAAGGCTATTACAAACAATGCCTATATAGAATTGGGTACTGGATTCGACAGAGGATCTAACTATACAGCAGGAACTGTTTCTGCAGGATTGAAAGTATCGTTTTAATATTTTGAGGTTTTGTTATGGTTGAAATAAAAGGATTATTTCCGACGGCTCTATATGTTGCAGAATTAAAAAACATAATGCCGTCGGAAATTAAAAAAATTATGTCCATTTATGAAGATAAAAATAAATGGAAAACAAATATAAACAATAACTTTACGTCAAAAGAAACTTACGTTTTTAATAATGTATTGGGTGAAAATTCATTTTTAGTAAATCAAATACAACATCACATTAATAGCTATTGTGAAAACATTTTAGGGGAAACTCCAGCGTTAAAGCCAACACAATCTTGGTTAAATTTTAACCCTCCTGGAACAAGTCATCATAAACATTGTCATGGAAACAGTATAGTTAGTGGAGTGCTTTATTTTAAAACAACACCTAAAAGTGGTGCTTTGGTTTTACATAAAAGAGAATTTTTTACTATTAAAAATTCTACAGTAAATAATACTACTTTCAATAATGACATATATAGAGTTTTCCCCAAAGAATATACATTAATTCTTTTTCCCAGTTCGCTCGAACATTCTGTTGACGTCAATGAATCAGAAGAAACTAGAATATCTCTTGCCTTCAATACATTTTATAGAGATACGATAATCGGAGACGAATTTAATTTGACAGGGTTGAAAATATAGTGTTGACTTATATTAATTCTATAGTATAATAATACTAGAAGCTAGAGCTTCTCTTTTTCCTAAATATTGTATTAAGGGTTTTACATCATGACTTTTCGTGAATTAGTATGTGTTTTGTTATGGTGTAATTGGATGGCTTTGATCGCATTATCAGTCGTATTAGCCTTCCATTTTTGGCAGTGAATATCGTTAACAACTAAGGAGTAAAATAATGCAAAAGACTATCGTATCGGCGCTCGCTCTTATTGCGTCGGTGGCTGCAGCTTCGGCTACAGACCTTCCAAGCAAGTCTGCACCAGCTGCACCAGCTGCTGTAAGCTCATCAGCTTCACAGTATTATGTTGGTGGTAATGCTGGTTGGGATTCCAAGAGTGACCGTGCCTATTCGGTTGGTGCTGTTGCTGGCTGGAACGTCCTACCGTTCTTCGCAGTAGAAGGTACATACGACCTCGGCAGATCTGACAGTAAGACTCGCGGAGATTGGAATTACAGCAACACTTTCGCTGTAAACGCTGTACCACAGTACAAGGTTCCTGGTACTGACGTAACCGCCTACGTATTGGGTGGTGTTGGTTATCGTTGGAATACTGTTTCTACCATTGCGGACAAGTCCGTTTATAACTGGGGTGGTGGTCTCAAGTACGAACTCACTAAGAGTTTCGATGTTGATGCTCGCTATCGTAGAATCGATGCTATTGAAAGTAAATATCGCAATAGCACATCAGCTGAAGATCGCGTCACTGCTGGCGTGAACTACAAGTTCTGATATGAAGAAGGCGGGATTAGTTCCCGCCTTTTTTATTGCCTAAAGATTTCTAACACTCGATTGACATATTGTGAACGCTCCAGTTTAAATACTTGGGGCGTTTTTTCATCATCAACTGTTATAATGATTACAATTTGTGGAACAGCAATCTTATAGATCCATTCAAACATCATAGCATAACAAGTGGCTTGGATAAAATAGTTTTCAATCCATTCTGCTTTCTTCATTTTCTTAGATGTTTTAAAGTCAATGATAGAAAGAACACCATCATATTCAGCTACAAGGTCAGTACGCCCTGCGCATCCGAGAGCTTTCGAGTATAGAGGAATCTCAACACCAACAATATTGTCAACGTGATTATCTAGAATTTGTTTAATTGGCTTGAACGATTCTACGTTGATTGGCATTTCCTTTTCACCATAAAACTTCTCTTCATTAAGAACATATCGTTCTGCGATAGAATGAATAGCAGTTCCTCGACGAGCAGCTTGAACGGATATTTTCTGTGCTTCTTCTTCGCCAACTCTTTTCTTCCACTCCAGTAGAGCAGTTTTGTCTGTACGCTCTCCGATAATAGTTGTAACAGACTTTAGCTTTGTCACACCATCAGGTAGAACGTAATGACGCTGACCATCGATCGTCTCGGTGGTCAGCTCAACAGTTGGTACGAATTTATGATTGAAGTATTTACGCAACAATTCTCAGTTTGTCCTTTTGTATAATATAATCCTTCACCATCGCACTTCGGACAATATCATGTTCGTTGAAATCAATGAATGTAAACGACTTCAATCTTCTAATAATACTCATGAAGTCAACTAACCCATTCTTCTCATGTTCTCTTGTGAAGTCTGATTGACGGAAGTCTCCACAAAAAATAATCCTACAGTTTTTACCAACTCGAGTTATGACAGAGTCTAACTCGTGTAATGTCATGTTGGCAATCTCGTCAACCACAATGATGCAATCATTAAGAGTAATACCACGTATAAAAGATGTGGAGATAAATTCAACCAAATTCTTGGACTTAAGATACTCATAAGAATCTGAGCGACCGAAGAGCTCTGTGCAGATGGCGTAGTAGGGTGCTTCATATACCTTTGCCTTTTCTTTTGAGTTACCTGGAAGAAACCCCATGTCTCTGGTCGGAACAACGCTTCGAACAATAACGAGTTTCTTATATGGACTACTTTCAGATAATATTTGGTTTAGTCCAAGATACAACGACACGAAACTTTTACCAGTGCCAGCTATTCCGTGAAGCATCAAATTTTTACCACTGTGATATGCTTCGAAAGATAGTTTTTGATTTTGTGTAAGAGGTTCTATCGTTTTAAGATTGAAGTTTAATTTCTCCTGATTATTTACCTTTTGATTCGTTTGTCTAAGAATACGTTTTTCTTTTCTTGTAAGTCTCTTAGTATCCATTATTACCCTTCAAAAATTATTAATGGTACTCCTCTTCAATCCCTTAGAATTACCCTTCTTAATATGCTTCAACAGATCACGAAAACCTGCATCTGGTTTTTGCAATCCTCTGCCAGAATGGATCATAGGTGCACCATTTACGAGTTGAGTTATGTGTTGGTTATTTTTCAAATACTCATCTAGAGCTGAGATAGTCATAAACTCCTCAAACTCTTCGCCAGTTTCATTATTTAAAAACTTATATGTTGGCATCAACGTGACCTTGAATAGTTTTCGTCATCCCAAATTTCATCTTCAATGTCCATTGGATCGACGCCATCTTCTTCGACAAGAGCTGAGATGTC